TCTTTTCCATCATCGATCTCCTTTTCCACTAGAACCACGTCGTATTTCTTGTCGATGTACTCCCACAGATACTTCTCGCGTTGCCACTTCAAGTCCTTGTAGTAAAGGACAAAGTGAGCGATTCCAAGACCTACACCAAGCAGGCAAGTAAGCGCCCATACCACAGCAATCAAATCAGTAATCGTCATCAATATCACCTTTCTTCCCTATAGTCAGTATAGCACAAATAAGATAACCAAACCAGCTACCAACTACAAATGCACCGATAATCCAAGGCAAACTATCCATATCTTAACACCCCATCCCACGGGTAGCTATAAAATCCACCCTCGCTAATCTCATTACCAGTCTGGTCACCAGTCTGACCGCCTGTGATTCCACCGAACTCGTTGATGTGAGCACCCACATTCATGTTCTCACCAAGGTATATCTCTGTGTGCGATGAAATGTTGAGCAGAATATCACCTCTCTGTAGCTGTGATGAAGAGTTTCCAACCCCTGGAAGCCACGTAAACCCTGCTGCTGTAAAGTCTGCTACCATCGAACCTGTATATCCACTATGAACAGGTAAGTTAAAACCTCCACCAACACGGAACGCTTCATACACTAGGCTTGAACAGTCATAATCAGGCCCCCATCGAGAACCTTGGTCATAGCCGTGACTGTTATCACGTGCTATTGCAAGCGCCCATTTAATTGCATCCTCAACACCTTGACCGCCTGGCGCTACAGAACCGCTACCAGCGTTCAAGTTCTGTGCGCTCAACTTGGTGAACATCGAACATTTCATCCATGAATGTCTCCAACGATTGAGAACATAAAGGTTTTCTTCCCAAGTTCCTTCTGGTTTGAATCGGTAGAACATCGAATCATTGAAGTAAACGTAGCCATCATCACCTACGGTTCCGATGTAAGCAACTTCCTGACCATTCGCTTTGGTCGCGTTGATTGTGATAAGTTCAGCCATTCACAGCCCCATCCTTACAATATCCTTGAACCAGTTATGAAGTCTCTGATTCTCGTAGTATACACAACCCAAGTCATAAGCGTTCTTCAAGTTCTTCAAATGCACGCTGTTCTTGAAACCCTTCAAAAGCAATGTATTCGGTTCGTGTGTTTCTGTAGTAGTAGCATACACTAAACGGCACTGTTTGTCAACATCATCGCTGATATAATATCTGCCATTTCTATAGTCACGCCATACGCCAATCATGTCATCGTAGTATATGAACGTGAACTGGTATTCAGCGTCTTTACCCTTCTTTCCTATGAAGTGAGGGTTATCACGCAGGAACTTGTTTTCAGCTGCATAGGCGGCATAGGCTGAACCTTCGATTGCCTGATAAAATCTTGTAGCCTTCTTTGCTTCGATAAGTTCAGGCGGTGCAACCATCTGAACCATGAAGTCACCCCGTCTGTATATATCTGACTTGTACGGCATTTCAAGCCCGAAGTAATCGAAGTATGGGTTGGTCGATGCGATTGCGTTTCCAAGGAACCAGCATCGAACATCGTAGTCTCTAGCACCTGGTCGTGCTACCGATTCATAAAGTTCAAGAAAAGCAGTTACCTCGTCTGGAAGGTATCTCTGCTGCGATGTGGTGTTGTCGATGATAAACTCGTCAAATATAATGTCTCGAACGTTATCAAGCGCATCAGACTTCATCTTGCGTGCTGTAGACAACGCTTGTGCGTATCCACATACCTCTTTGTCAATGTGAAGAACGTTGGCTTCCGCCCATAGTGCATGACCCTCAAACTCGCATTGCACGTGGTTGAAGATACGCCCTGATTTCTGCGTTGTCAGCGTTTTCAATTCCTCTTCGGAACGACGGACGTACATATATCGGTATCCATGTTTCTGGTAGCGCTCTGTAAGATACTTCAACAGACCGTAGGTCTTTCCAGCGCCACGAATGCCAAGGATAAAATTGAACAGGCAGTTGTAGCTTGCTGCTTGCGGTATGTTCCAAAACTTAGACAATACTACTCCTTATACAGGTAGGCGCGCCATCATGCAATGCAAGCGACGCGCCTGAAACAAGGGTTGCTAACCGAAAGGGATGGCACAGAGCGGGCTTCTCTCCGTATTGAAGCGTGTACCGTGTCAGGGTATGCCCCACGCATTCAAGACACCAGCTTACCTTTGCGGCGCATACCCATTTTACCATTACTTCTTGGTGATTTCAACCCTGTATTCATCATTTTCAAGAACCGAAGATTTCGGGTTTTCCACAGATGGTGGATTGCTTGTGGAAAAGCCAGCGTAAAGACCCCATGCTTTTGCGTCTCCGAAGAAGTGGTTAACGTCCAAGTTTCCACTGTAACCGCTAACCACCCCGTCGGATGCGTACTGCCAGCATACCACAAGACCATCGGTTTGCGGAACATCGCCAGGGTCATAATCAAGAGACGGGTTCGTTACTGCTGGATATGATGCAATCCACCTTCCGCAGTTAGATTCCACACCTCCCTGATTGAAGCGCCAAGGATTGGCATATATCCAAGGCCATATACCAGTGCGCTCATGAACATGTCTAACGAATTTGTTGACCCATGAAACGCTTTGGTTTTCCTCCCAGTCAAGAACAGGAATGCCGTGGTTGAAATAGTTAAGCGTATTCTCTATGAAGTAATCGGCTTCCGCAACGGCATCATTGGCTTTGGCGTAGTGATAGAATCCCCATAGCTTACCGCTGCTATTGCAACGATGGATAACAGGGTCGCAGTATGGGTTGACGTAGTTCACTCCCTCCGTTGCCTTTGCTATCACGAAGTCAACAGGCATGTTCTGAACTTGAATGTCACCTTGCCAGCTTGATACGTCAATTCCTTTTAGCATGGTCACCCTCCATATCGTCGGTTACCTTGAAAAGTTGAAGCAATTTAGAATCTTTAAGTTCAGGATTGATTTCTGCGGCATTTTCTGTAATAGAAACCAATTCCATTGCAAAGATGATAACGCAAGCTGGAATAACAAGAGGGATAGTTATGCCAAGGTCTGGAACGTGCATGACAAACAGTTCACACATCCATGCCAGAATAATCAGTAGAATCAAAGTCCCCTTGTGGAAAAGGCCTTCACGCATCTGGGTTGACTGAATGACCTTGTTCTTCCAAGCAGCCATGAAGCCTGTGATAATATCGAAAACCATCATCACAAGACAAGCTATGATAGCCCACATCATCTGCTCTGAAAGACCCAATTGTTGAAAGTCCATAACCACTCCTAATACCAGTTGTCGGATATGTTGAAATTTATACCCGAAAGGAAAAGCGTTGCCGACGCATAATCGAACGGAAGCGTCATAGTGCCGTCTGCGTTCACGGTCATAACCACCATTCTGTCAGAGCCGTCATTGACCACTACGGGTATCTTGACAACTTTCTGTGGTCGGCAACCATCGGGCAATGTGGCGAATGGCTCGTTAGCCGTGTAGTCAGTCAATGTCCAATCGCCGATAGGTTGAACATCATTAGTGCATGAAAGCATAACAACGTCTGTATCAACAACCTGCCCAGCGGACGCTACCAAAAGGTAGCGTCCTTTGAAGGTTGTGAAAACGTTCGGGTTTCCTTTGTCCGCTGGGTCAGCCATAGTCTACCCCATATAGATTGGGAAGAAAACGCTTCCCATGATTCTGGTTCCGCGTGGGATGTTCGCAGATGCGGGAATCTTCACCAGCTTGTTGTCGAAGTCGATGGCAATAGGGGTGTTCTCGCCGCCCACCGAGCACATTCCGATGGTTTTGATTCCCGTATTCGTGGATACCATAGGAGGCATTGCCCCGATTGTAACGTACCCGCTTTCTGGGGTCTTCTCTGCCGTAGTGGTCAAGTCGAACAAACCAGCATACCCGATGTTAAGAAGCTGATAATAAACGCTCAACCCTGTGTTAGGAGTGTTTCCGACACCAGTTTGGAAACCCCATGACACGACGTTTCTCATGCTGGTGCTGGTTGCGGCCAGAAGTTCTGAACCCGCATTTATGCGATTGATGCACTCTGCCCTTCCAAGGAAGGTGGCAACGTTGTACGTTCTCGGAACACGTCCAGGGAAAAAGCCGTATTCGATGCTAACGCCGTATGTGTTCGTAGCACCAGAATAAGTGCGGCATAGGAACTGGGTGTACCCTTCGGGAACGTACATGATGGCGTTCTTCACGCTGATGCTGGCGGTAGGAGTTACATTGGTAGGAACCATGACAAGCGCTTCGATGGTGTCGCAGTAAACATTGTTGGCAACGATAACATCAGGCGTGGTTACGCGGAACATATTCGTTCCACTGAACGAATCTACAGTAGTCCTAATCCATGAATGGATGTTCGTGAGAAGCGTGCTGCCTTGGTCGAACCTGAATGCCGTCAGACAGTCTTGCGTAACGATGTTGTCGAAGATGCAATCAGCCCGTCGCACGTACACTCCATACTGAGCAGTATTCTGTGCAACAAGGTAAATAGTGTTGAACACGGCTTCATAACCAGATGATGCAGTTCCAGCGATCGTTTGAAGCCCAGTCCCAGTGAAGTTGATGATACGCGCTCTGGAAACTGTGCAACGTGTAGCCTGCGCGGAAAAGCCCTGCGCATTTCCGTTGCAATCCAGAATGAAGTCGTGCATATCGCAATTCATGGCTTCCATAGTGATGCAGAAACCACTCTGGTTAGGCTTCATTTTGATTGTCGCGTTGAAGCCATTCAAAGATTTAACGGTTGTCGGAATGGTGAATGCACCGCAAAGATAGGTCTTTCCCGGTTTCATTGCAAGGCTCTCGCCGCTTGCCAGCCATTGCGTCATTGCGTTGGTGTCATCAGTAACACCGTCGCCCTTGGCACCGAACTGTTCAGGAACATTGAAGTTGTCAAGATAGCCAACTTCTGTTTGAAGGTTGTCAACATCCTCGCCCAACTGCTTCACCTCTTGGCGGTACTGCTCAATCTGCGCGTTGTAATTGCCAGTCAGCGCCCAGTAATCCTCATTGGAAATGTCAATTCCAGTAGGAACGAACTGTCTGCTGGTGTAGCTGTTTCCTTGATTGAGGACGATAGTAAGCGGCTCATAGGTCTGCGTGTTGCTCCACTGCAAAGGGTCTGCGAACAGGGGAACGTATCGCGCCCCGACATACTCACGAACAGCCATGCTTACCTCACTTTCTCCGCCATTTGATTGACGGTGTACGGGGAATCTGCATCCCATTTTAGTATAAGGCGACCATAGGTGTCAAGGCTGTAATCAGCACCCGTGTCGAAAACAATATCAGACCACCCGTCAGGAATATACGCGACGAAGTACCCTTCAAGAGTAAGACCGAAATATACCTGCTTTACCAAGGTTGTGAATATCCACGTAAGATGATTGTCAATCCATTTAATGACCTGCTCTGCGTAATAGTCATCGAAGCCGCTTTCCATGAACTGATTGAACAATTCGTACAGTTCTGACACGTACTGATATAGTTTCTGCGTATCGTCGTTAAGTTCGTTGACGTTCTTCATCGTCTCGTTAAGGTACTGCGTGACCTTGCAAAGAACCTCGTAATACGAGATTTCATCCCCGTAGACGGATGGAAGAACTCGCTGACAGAAATAGCGGAAAGGCGTGAGCGTGTCGGGAAACGGTAGAACTGGGGGTTTGGGAACAGGTGTAGCCATAACTTTCTCCTTTACCAAATAGTCATAAAGCAATGAGCCAATTCTACATCATGAACAATGGTGTTGTCAATGTTAAGAAACGTGTCGCGATAAAGCTGCAACAGCTCTGATTGGGGTCGGGAATACCCGGTTTCAGTTCGTACTACCATATTGTCGTATTCGCCGCTGCTGCTCGACGTTCCACTAGCGTTTGCGCTGTCCTCGTCGATTGTGACGTTTGTGGCGTATTGCAGGTTCTTAATCTGCGTGGGAATCATTTCGTTCTGGGGCGTGTCTTGGTAGACGTTCTGCTGGTTCGCGCTGGATTGGCTGCTGTTCTCGCCCTTGTTGGAAGCATTGCCCCAAGCGTGTTCTGTGTGCTGAAGGTTGCGGTCGCCCAACGGCTCCATGCCCTTGGCAAGCCGTTCAGATTCGTAAAGCTGGTTGTAGTAAGGCATGATAAGGTGCATGGTATCGCGGACGAACATTCGGAACCTGCCGAGCGTTTCAGCGCCTATTTCACGGGTGTAGTAATGACGGATGATTTTGTTGTTCAACGTCTCCCTGTATCCTTCATCGAACAGCGGGTAATCGTCAAGACCGAGCGTCTTGTAAACATAAGGCCAACTATCCTCCGTCAAAGGCTTTCCAGAATCGTTAATCGTCTGCTCGACAATCCACCGAAGCTGTGTCGTGTACTTGCTCATTACCTACCTCCTTTCAATGCGCTTTTCAAGGCTTTCCACAATGAACCCCCGCCGTATCCAGTATCGCCGCCCTTGTCAATAGAACCAGATTGCATGCCTTCGACGGGCACGGTTCCTTCTTTGTCGGTTCTGATGTACATGCCAGAACGGAAGTCGCAGTCAATGTCAAGACCGAACATTTCATTGACCTCTTTGCAGAACTGCTTGCGGCTGTTAAGGCGCGTGAAACGCTGCGCTTCCACATCGCCCATGTTTCCCAGCACCTCGTCGGAAACCATGCGTTCCTTCTTGTCGGTGTTCGTGTTCTCGATGCCTAGATAGGTGAGCGCTTCGTTCCATATCTGGTGCTTGACAACCTGAATCTTGTCTGCCACGTAAGGGCTTACGGTGTCAAGCACCTCGACACCTGACAAGTCAAGGTCTTTGTCAGCCCAGCATACGGGCATGAAACCATCGACCTGCGCGAACAGGTTTTGAAGGGATAGGCGCTGCTTCTCCGAGCATTTCACGATTCTAGGCGTTTTCTGCTGGGCGATGTTGGTGTAGACGCTTCGTTCGCACTGCCACAGAATCTTCGCGTACAGGTCAAGCTGCAAGAACGTCGGAATGCCCAAGTTGTCGTTGAAGCATATAACCGAGTTGGTAATGTCGAAGTTCATGATGCTGTGCTTGGGGTCAACAGTGTACGCTTGGCGCTGCTTCGGAATGTTGTAAATGTCGAACGCCCCGTTCATGACCATGCGAAGCATGGCATACCCGTCTGGTGAACGCTGGTCTGGGTCATCCTTGATTGCTTCGTCGTAGACGAACAGGCACATTCCGTTCGCAAGAAGCCAACGCTCAATCATGCGCTCGTTTATTCCGCGAGGAAGGTTCTTCCACTCGAACACGGAAACAGCCAAGTCGTACAAGCGCCACATATAGGATAGATAGGTTTCATCGTTCAGCCAGTCGTTTTCCTTCTGTTGGTTGTTTCCCTGCAAGCCTTGCGGGACAAGACCTGTGGGAAGCCTGAAACCCGTGTACATTCCTGGGGTAATCATATAAACTCCTTAGACGATAGAATTGGAAAGCGCATAGTTTCCAACATCGCCAGTATGCCAGAAAGTAAGCCCTCTGTCAAACAGCGAATTGATGCGCTTCAACACGTTCGCAGGAACTTTGCCTACCACGCTTGAACCGTTGGTCTTAACGTAGTTCCATGATTGTCTGCCTGTGATGTTCGGCACTTTGTTCTCTGCAACCAGATAACCGTAAACGCTGTAAAAGTCATCAATCTGCTTAGCCATTTCATAACGGCAAGTGTACTTTCTGAAACCAACCGTATACGAACCTACATTGACAAGCGATGTTGTGGAGTTAAGACCTCCACGGGCTGTGTTCGGCGTTCTAGTCAGCTTGGAAAGAGCAGCATAAGCATTTGTTTGGTCTTGAACGTTGTCAACAGCGCCATTCAACATACCGCCAATGTCAAGGTTAAGAGCTGAATTGATGATGGATTGACCTCCGTTCACTGCGTTGTTTATGATAGGCAACTCAACAAGCGAATTGAACTTCAAGCCGAACATATCAACTTGGCTTTGACCGTACATATTAGCCCACGCCTGATACACCCATGTGCAAGTAGGGAAGTCAGCCATATAGATTGCTTGTTCAACACATCGTCCAGCATTGCCGTTGTAGTTCTTAGGTATGTAGGCAAGAGTGGATGATTGCGTGCAACCTCCTGTCTTGTCGAACGATGCAACTCCCTTGTTTCCGAAGAACTCAAGCCTGAACTTCTGGTTACCGCCGTTGAAGTTGGTGACCTCGAAGTATTGGTTGGGGTAGCACAAAGTCTTGTTGTTCTTGGGAACATATCCGTTCAATGAACCCATGCCGACGTTCATGCTGTAATCTTCCACAGGCGTTCCAGCGGCGGCATCTACCCAATATCCCCATCCATTGTCTTTCTTCACCTTGTTCTGAACGCAGAATTCAGGAACCAGATAGATGGCGCTGATAGCGTCCTGTTGCCCGTTGGACGCAAGCGCGTTTATGAAAGACTTCAATTCTCCAACCGATAGGAACACGGACAACGAACACCCTGAATAAACTCCCATGTACGTATCACCGCCTACGTTCACATAGGTTCCATCCTTCAAAGGCTCTACCGCAGATGCTACAACTGGGTAAAGATACTGGTTCTGATTATCGAACGCATAGTAGTCGATAATCAACTCTCCTGGGTCAAGCCCTTCGTCTTTGATGTGCGCTCCGATAGCATCATTGTTGACGTGTTCGCGCTCTACCATGCAAGACTTGACAGTGCAATCAGGAAACCACGTCTGCATAATGTCAAGTTCAAGATGAAGCCTAGACGATTGAGGATTGACGTACTCAATATCATTGATGAACGAATAGAACCAGCGGTCACCGTAATTCTCATTTTGGAACATGCAGTAGTTATAACCATACAAGGTTTCTGCATTGAACGGAACAACTACGCTGTTGTCAATTCGCTGATACGTGTAATCATCACGACGAAGCGCCGTAGGACAAAGCGAAGCGAAGTGCTGCTGCTGCGCGGCTCTGTCTGCGATGTAGTGAACATGCCGATAGGACGCATCGAAGGGAACCGTTCCAATGTAGATATTGGATGACGGTTGAAAAGCCATAATCTCACCTCCATAAAGAAAAGGGGCGGTTGCCCGCCCCTACGATTGCCGACGGGCAGCTGTTAGGCACCCGCAGAAACGGTGATGGCGCTGGTTCCGCTCTTGGTCGCATCGGCGATGCTCGTGGCTTTCACGGTCAGCGTCGCGGCGGTTTCATCCTTGGCAACATGAACCTTGCCAGCATCGGAAACGTAAGAGCCAGTGGAAGCATTGCCAGTCATCTCCCACTGAACGCCCTTGTTGATAACGCCAGTTCCGACAACGGCAACGGAAAGCTGCAAGTCAGCGCCGACGGGAAGCGTCGCGGTGGTGGGGGTCACCGTCACGCTGGTGATGCCAGCGGCAACGTCGGAGTACGCGATAGCCTGCGCGAACGGGCTGATGCTGAACGTTTTCCACACGTGGTAGTTGTAGTTCCAGTACAGACCCTTGCCGTTGTAGTTCTCGGTCATCTTCTCGAAGTTGTCCCAGACCTGCCAGAAGTCGATGGAGGTCATCAGCGCGGGAACGCCGTTGAGGATGGTGATTTCATCCTCCGTCCAAGGCTTGAACGACGGGTCAACCGTCCCGTTCTCGTCGGTGAACAGGTCGGTAAGGCGCTGCCAATCCATGTCAACGAAGGAATCGACGCCGATGACATGACCCATGAAGTCGGCGTATTCCAGATTGTAGGCGGCAGCCAGAACGTTCAAGTCCATGACGGCTTCAAAGTCCGCAGTGATGATAAGGTACTGGTCATCAATGTCGGTATGGGTGGTTACGCCGCTCATGGTGTACTTGTTGGACTGGTAGCGCAGTAGACGCGACATTTTGCGGAACACGGTGGCAACGTCCACAGCGTTCGCCTTGTTCGCTTCTGGAACTGCAACTCCCTCGATGTACCCGTTGAGGACGGCGCGAGCCAGCATGTACTTCATAACCAGATACTCGTCGGTCTGCGCGGAAGCGTACACGCTCTCCACGATGGCGGCGATAAGGTCGGTGATGCCCTGCCAAGACAAAAACGCCTGACGAAGCTGGTCGTCGGAAATGGTGATGGGGTAGTATTTCTGGAAGTTCATGGTGTGGAACGCCGCGCGAACGTCGGGAATGGTTCGCTTGAAAACGTCCTGCTCTGCCTTGGAAGGGCTGAACTGGAACGGGCGTGCGAGGTTGACGAAAATCTCCTCGACAGTCTCGCCGAACTCCAACCGACCCTTCTTGAACACGCTCCACGGATTGGTGTACATCTTGGAACTGATGATAACGAACCCGATGCGGTTGACCAGCGCGTTGAGGTATGCGTTGGTGGCGGGGGTGAAGTTCAGGATGTAATCGCCGATTTGGTGAATGGTTTCGGTCGTGCCCGCAATGCTGATGGTTCCATCCTGCGCTTGCTGGATTACGCCACGCGCGACAAGCGGGTTGGCAAGTTCGGGGGTTTCCTCCATAAGCGCTGTGGTAACCGCTACGGGGTCGATGGCGGTCGTAGCCGCCTTGGTGCTTACCTTTGTGGGCATAGCTGTTCCTTTCTCTAGTTGTCTCGGTCATCCCACAGGGCTGCGAAGCCACGGGGTTGCGATTCCTTCTTAACATCGGCTGCATGGTTGTCGATAATCTCGCGTCGGTCGGTGATGCCCTCGCCAGAATCGAAGAATCGGTCTGCGTAGCGCTTCTTCCATTCGTCGCGCTCGACAATCAGGTTGTCGCGCTCCGCTGCAATCTCGTCTCGCTCCGCTTCGACTCGCGAATACTCGTCTCGATTGTCCCAGCGCTCATCCAACTCTGCTGCATCGCGGTCGATTTCAGCAGCCATTTCAAGGCGCTTGTCCTCGTCAGGCTCCATAGCCAACTCGCGAAGGCTCGGTTCGTACTTGCTTGCCATAGTTCCTCCTTACTTGTGAATGGTGAACACATCGTCAATGAGTATTGTACCACCTTTCACGTCCTTTGGCTTCAACTTTCCTTCAAAAGAAGCGCCATAATCGAAGTTCTCCATAGTAACCGATTTATGGCACCTAGCGGGCATGCCCGCGCAATGGACTACCAGCTTCCCTACTTCCTCGAAACAATAGGTCTTGGCTCGTATCGCCTTGAATCGGTCGAAAACATGCTCCATCTTCCACGCGCCCAAGGCAACATCGTCAACCCACATGTCAACAGGCGGCTCGGTACCCAGCAGATAGCAGGAATCGGTGTCGCAGTAAAGCCATCGGTCATAATTGGCTTGCGCCGCACGTATGGTGAACGAACGCGCGTAGGCTGTTATGAAAGCGCCAGCAGGAAGGTATATGGCTTCCGCATATTCCTCTGGCAGCAATGTGTACTTCACTATTCCATCTTCAAGGTACGGTCTGCGGGATTGCTTCACAGGGTTGGTAGCCATCTTACCATACAAACTGTTAAGCTGCAACTTGGCGATTGTCCTCATACCCTGATTGCCCTCGATAGTAGCCTGTGTTTTCACCTTAGTCCATTTGTCCACGTAATCTTTGAACAAGTCAGTAGAGCCTTTGAACTTGTATCCCCTGATGTATCGAATATCATGAACGTCGTACTGCTCGAAAAGCATAGCCAAGTCAACAGAAGTAAGGCACATGACCTGCAATCCCTTGGAATCCTTGATGTACTCGGTTTCCCCGAACATCCTGTTGCCCTTCAACTGCAAGCATGGTATGTGGTCTGCCTTTACGGTGAAGTCGGCTTCGATGTATTGAATGAACAAAGGGTAGTCATCGTCATGGGCGTACTCACCTTCATACTGTATCGGTTCATCGTATGGAAGAACCTCGCCGTGAGCGGAAGCCATGACCGAAGGGTAAAGGCTGTTAACATCGAAGCTGCAACCTTTGCCCACTATCTTTCCTGCGAAACGAGGATTGACGGCTGTGAAGCCGCCTTTGTAACAGCCGCCGTCTCGAAGGTCTGCGTCATAGTCTGGTTCGGGGAACCAATCCCTGAAACGGAGTTTTCCTCCTATTATCTTCTGGTAATCCTTGAAAGCGTTGGAACCTGCGGTAATTCGCTTCATATCCTGCTTGAACATGACTTCAAGAGCCATTGCCGCAATCTCAACGTCATGAGATATGTAAGCCTTTTCATCATCTGTCAGTACGTGGCCTATTTCCCTGAACTCAACATAATCCATTTCCAGCTTTTCTATAGGCAAGCCGAAAGCCTTTGGAATAGCTGCGATGGGCAAAGGTATAACTTTTAGACTGTCAAGAAACTCCACAGCCCTGTTCTCGTCAAACCATAGCTTTATGGAATAGAACTGCGACATATCAGATATTAAAGTGGTAAACCTATGATAGCCGCATTCTGACTTAACAGGTATCCACTGCCATCCATTAGACATGATATGATGCAATATGAACTTTCCATCGAATTTCAAGTTGTGAAAGTAAACCCTAGAACCTGAATGAACCTCGCACCATTCGATGAAGGTTTCAATATCGCTTCCATACTGAATGTTTGAAGTATTGCCTACCTCGCATACAGCCCAAGCCCATACACGGCAGTCATCGGCTAATGTTGTAGTCTCAAAGTCTGCTGCATAGCTAGGCACTTCACCTTCCTCCCATTCTCCATAGTCCCAAACCAACGTGTCAAGCTGCTTGTCCTCGAACATCAAACACCCTCCCAATACTCGACAAGCCGCTGCATCTTCGCATCGCGGGCTTGCGGCTCGTATATGAACTTGATTGACGGGCTTTCGTCAATGGCTTTCTTCAAAGCATCGAAGTCTTTGGATGCTAGGTCGATGATTCTATCCTCGATAAGGGATATGGCTTCGTCGTATTCCGCAAACCCTCCGAACACGGTGCGAAGGGCGCTTGTATAGTTGGAGAAGTATCGGCGTGCCTTTTCGACGCTCGACATGTTCAGTTCCCGCTCCTGCGTTTCAAGGAACCTGCGTAGAGACGATGCAGACATAGAAGATGGCTTTCTCGTGTCTCGTGACAATGCAGCTTGGTTGATTGTGCCTATTCTACCAGCTTTCGGCTGCTCTATCCCCATCCGCTTAGCCCTCATGGCCTTCGCACGTTCGCGCACGCTTTTCAGAACGGCGAACTCATGGCGTTCATAGCGCGTGACCAGCGACCCGTCATCTTGGCGAACGAACGTGAACGCATCGGGACGGGTTGCACGGGTAAGCCTGTTCACGGTGTTGTTGAGCGCACGCCTTGTCCCGATGTTCGTTTTAAGTTCCTTGTAGCTTACCTCGCTCGGCAAGAACTCCGCTGCAAGCGGATTGGCTTTTGCGGCTTTCCGTATCGCGTTGTTGTAACGCCTTACCGCACTGTTCAGACGTTTGCGCTGATTGTCGTTCCACGCAATGTTATATTCTCGCGGCAATCGTACCACCTGCTTTTGTCATTATCGTAAATAAGGAACCCACGGGTTTCCACTTGGCAATAAAGCTGAATCACCGCTATGTAATCTACTTCAACGGAGAAATGGAACCTTCTCGTCATCGAATCGTTCAACCAGTCGATGCGGGTTTCCAACTTGTCTTGGAACTTATGCAAATGCAAGGCGCTGGAAAAGAAGAACTCCAATCCCCTCCACGTGCATTTGTAAGGCGATGCGTTGAGGTTGTACACAACGCCGTTCTTGGTTGGCATGAAACCTCCTAATAACTGTACTGCTTATGCTTGGAAGCAATAGGCAGCATACACGAGTTGAGGTAGAAAACAAGCCCGCCAGCTTTAACATTGCCATAGGCGTTCAAGCAGCGCATAACTTCCTCTGGGTCATCCTTGACAACAGGGCATTTTTCGTCCTTCGTGAACATGTATTCAAAAGTGCCAGTTTCGGGATGGGCGGTGAACACGCTGACACCCTGCGGAACGGGTCTATCCCATCGGGTGACCGTCTTGTTCAAAACTCTACCCATAGACATATAGACGAACTCGCAGATAAGGTCTTTATCTGCGATGTTGAGCATATTGGTTTTCTCGTACATTGTCGCTCCTTACAGATGGAGCCGCCGAAAATGGCGGCTCCTAGTCAGCTTGATATGCGGATGAACCCTAGAACTGGACGGAAAGCGTGAGCATGGAGCCGTTGGCTACCTTCTCCTGCTTGACCACTACGGGAATAGGCTGCTCCCAAGTGGGTTCGCCGAACGTAGCAATCAGCTTCTTTAGAGCAGAGAACATACCGACGGAAACACACTCGTATGCTTCGCCCTTATCGTCAATGAGGACGATTCGCGGTGCCTTGTCAAGTTCGCCAGTCTCCTTGTTGATAAGCTCAAGGGTTTCAGCGTACACGTCGCGAAGCATAATCTTCTTGTTGATGAAGTCGGCGATTTTGTGCTGCGGATTGTTGGCGGCATTGAACACAAGCGCCTTATCCTCCATCGTCTCCGCCTTGACGGAGCAGAAAGCGGCAAGGTTGGAACCCTCCAACTCGCGAACATCGTACTCGCGCATATCGCTGGTAACGTCGGCGGTGGAGATTGCAACAATTTCGTTAGACACGATGAAACACCTTTCTTTCGGTTATGGTTTACTGAACGTCAACGGTCGGGGTATCGGGTTCGATGTTCTCTTTCTTGATAATGGTGGCACCATCCAAGAACTTGTCAAGCGGCATCGCATACGTGATGGTACCTACGGGCTTCCACTTGATGGTAAGACCCTTGGGCATGGGCTGCCCCGTCGCGGCTGCAAGTTCTGCGCGTGCAAGCGATTTCGTCATGCTAGCGCCCTCTGCGTTGCACTCGGCAACGACCTGAACGGTAGGAAGTCCGTTCTCGTCCTCGCCAAGGTCATACGCCTTGATTTCGTACTCGGTCAAAGTGCGGGTGATGTTCTGCATTTTCTTTCCTTTCGCTTAGTGAACAACCCTTACAACTGATGATTATACGCCTTATCAGGGCTGAATGAATCGCAAACCCTACTTTTCATAAAATCTTCACATGCTATCGGCGGTGCTGATTCGGGCGCTGCGCGTTCCTTGCACGGTCGCACTGAACTCTCCCGCCGAATCATTGATGATAAGCATATAATCCTGCGCGCCCGTAAAACACGCCTGATTCATCGCGTATTCCATCGCTTCCGCATCGCTATCGGCGTGTATATCGCTGCATTCGATGACCTCGGATTGCGGCATGGTGATAATCATGATTGTGTATCGCATTTAATCCTCCTAAAAGTTGATGTTTTCGATTGAGCAGATGAACGGCAATAAGACGATGAACGCACGGATTAGAATTTTCTCGTACCACGGGGCATATAACCATCGTTCATCTGGTGTAAGGTCACGGGCTTTCATGTATTCTCCTTTCGCATTAGCCCTCATACCAGCCCGCCGCATCGGGTGGGCTGATTGAAGGTTAACCAAAGAACTTTACTGCCTGGTATTCGCCTATATGAATCTCAACGCTTTCACCGTGGCAAATTGCACAAGGATAATAACCAGTTGCGATCTCGATACCACGAGCCAAACCGTGATATTTAGCATCCCAATACTCAGCAGATTCAGGGGCTTTCAAACGTAAGCAATCACAACGCATATACTCATAGAATGCCAGTTCTTGCGCGAATTTCTCAAGCATGATAATATCCTTCCTAGTAACGCTCAACATAACCGCTAGCCAACACGATGCCGTCAGCAAACCGATATTCGCCGCCGTTCAATTCATGTTCTGCATTATAGCGCATTTCACGGGCGCTATAATTACGCACCATAGGGCAGTAATCATCAATGAAAGCGTGCAAATGCTTCCACGTGGTCACGCTGTAATCGTAACGAGGAAGCAAGAAAACTTGCATCTTGCTATATACGGCCACACGACTTGCATAGGAGGTAAGAACGGTTGCATTCTCAAGGGTGATAACTTCACCATTACGCAGTTTCAGGATGATGGTTTCATCGGTGCTTACGGTAGCGCTCATATTGCGGAGTTTCATTGCTTGTCCTTTCAACGTGTTAACTTCTGACACCTAGTATATTACACGTGTAGGGTT